ATCTTGGTTCAAAGTTCCTACAACAAAATCTAATGTGTTATCACCGTCTTGATAAGTAACTGTAATACCTGTTTCAGTATTACCAGAAACCATAGCACCAACAGTATCAGATATAGTTTCTGCTAGTGTAACACCATTTATAGTAAGGGCATCTGTTTCTAATGTACCGTCAACATCTAAGTCACCATTAAAATCGCCATTACCCGTTAGAGTCAATGTTCCAGACATGGCAACATTACCTGCAAACGTACCACCATCTGACGCACTAACCATATCAGAAGTAGAGAAGACATCAAACACAATGATCTCAACTATATCATTGGCTGCTGCTCCTTGAGCTAAAACAATAGTTGTGCCACTAGTAGATGTATAATCAGCTTCGGCTAACTTCACACCATTTTGATAAACATCAACAAAGTTACTGTCCTTGTAACTTAGTGTTATACCCTCGGCACCAGCACCAGTAAAAGAAGTTTGGTCTGCATCAGAAGTATAGGTGTGTTTTTTTCTAACACCATTTTGTGGACTGACTCCAATGTAAGCCATTAAATCTCCTAACTAGTCTTATCTTCTTCTTTTAAAGACTGTATTAATCTATTCGTAAACATATCTTTAGATGCGTTTGCACGATCTGCTGCTGCAACATGTTGATTATATTCTGCTTGAGAATTAGATATTTGTTGAATAAAATAGTTCTGCTCCTTTGATAGATCTTCTCTATTATATTCTTTATCGTTTATTTTTATAACATTGTTTTTTTCCATTTTACGCTCCTTCTAAAGTGACTATTCTTGCTTCTAATGCTGTAATCTTAGTGTTTGCTTCTTGTAATGCTTTCAATAGCATGAAAGGTAAAACAGTAGTTTTAATCATTTTCTTTTTATCAGCATCTTCAATTTGTGGGTCAATATCTTTCATCACTAATTTTGGAAATACTTTCTCAACTTCTTGAGCAATCAAACCAAGTTCTTTATCTTCGCTATCATCTTGTTCTTTCCAGTTATATTTAACAACTCTTAGTTTAGCCAAATCTTCTAAATAACCATCTCTAGTTGTTTCAATATTTTTCTTTGCATTTTCATCAGAAGTAAATGTATGTGTGCCATTACCTAAAAGATAAAAGTTATTTGCACCATTAAATCCTTGCAAGAAAGCTGAGTTTACACTTGCTGAACCACTTCCATCCATAAAAGCTAGAATACAAGTTGTATTACCACTTGTTGAAGTATTTCCTGCTTTGAAAGTAGCATTACCACCAGTAGCACCACCAACAACCATAGTATGCAAACCAGTTTGATTATATCCTACAGCAAATCCCCTATTACCTGCATCAAATCTTGCAATTTCAACTTGAGTACCACCATCATTACCTTGAATAATTATATTTGAATTACTAAGTTCATTTCTAAAATACGCATCATTACTATCGTGGTATATTTGAAAGTCTGCTGAATTTCCAAAATTTGCTCTACCATTATCAGCTAGTGATATATCGTGATTAAATATAGCTGTACCAGCATCAGACATATCAAGTGTAAGTGCGGTTATAGCAGAACCACCATCATTACCTTTAAATATTAAGTCTTTATCACTGGCAGCACTATTAATAATCATATCACCAGTAGAGTTAAATATATGTGAATCAGTACCATCGTGAAAAATAATTAAATCATCACTAGCACCTGAACTTAAAAAGCCATCATCTGTTTGAGCTTTAATGTTATGATTAAATACAGCAGTACCTGCATCTGACATATCAAGTCTAAGAGCAGTTACATTACTACCACCATCAACACCTTTAAAACGAATATCTGCATTATTTGTTGGACATTTAATATCAAAGTTTCCACCAGAATTGTCAGTCAACTCACCAAAAGAAACTCCATCCTCTTGTAAAATTATATTTCCACCACCTGCATCAAGAGTAATATTTCCTGCTACATCTAAAAGAAAATCGCCACTTGATACATCTATTTCTTGTCCAAGAACAGCAAGATTGCCTACTGAAAATCCAGTTGAAGATGATATTGCACCCGAAACAGCAAGAGTAGATGCCATATCTACGGCTCCATCTATATCAACTACGTCAAGATTAGTTGTTCCGTCTACGTCTATGTCACCAGAAATATCTAAAGAACCAGCATCTAATTCTCCAGAAATTGTAAAATTCCTAATGCCAGTATAATCTTTATTTGAGTCTAATATTACAGCTTTACTAGCTATAGCCGTTCCTACCGCCGTAGACCCTAAATCAAGAGCATTTATTTCTCCAACAACTACAGTCGCACCATCGAGTATATTTAATTCGGCAGGAGTAGATGTAATTGCTGTGTTACTGTCGGCAGCAAGAATAGGAAGTGTACCAGAAACATTTGGTAATGTTATAGTTCTGTCGGCAGTTGGATCTGTAATTGTAAGTGTAGTTTCATGGGCATCTGCCGTTGCACCTTCAAAAACAACAGCATTAGCCGCCTGCATAGTTACTGTATCTGCTGTTGTTGTAACACCTGCCACTGTTAATTTAGGTACAAGTAACTCACCAGTACTTGGATTGTATCTTAAAGCACCCGTGTCATCTAACAAAGCATTTGATTCATCGTGGAATACTACGGGAAAATTTGTATTGGCAGTGCTATCCGTAACTGTTGTTGTCGCTGCTAATGTTGCGTTTGCTACCGTGACACCTGCAATTACTGTGTTAAGTGCAGTACCATTAACTGTGATTGCATCAGCTTCAAGAGTTCCGTCTATATCGGCATTACCACTTATGTCTAAGGTTGCCGCATCAAGTTCTCCAGATATAGTAATATTTCTACCACCAGAAATATCTTTGTTGGCATCTGTTATTATAGCTTTACTAGCTATAACTGTACCATTAGTAATCCCATCAATTAAGTTTATATCGGCTGCACTAGCTGTAATAACTGTACTTGCTATTGATAATCCATCTGTTTCTAGAACACCATCAACATCCACATTACCCGATATATCTAAAGAAGCTGCTGCAACTTGACCACTAAATGTACCTGTGTCTGTATCTACAGATACGGCAGATATTGTTGCGGGTTGTTTTCCTATATATGGCATATTATGTTATCTCCATATAGCTCATTATAACTGATATTTTATCCGCTACAGAACATTGAACTTTTATAATATCTCCAGCATTTAAAATAATTTTATTACCTGCCATTATCTCAACAGAAGATCCAACAGGTATCGGTATAGCTTGAACAATTTTAGCGGTTGTATTTTGTGTCTGACTTGTTTGTGTTGTTGTTGACGTAAGGCTAACTGTTGCCGTTACTTGTGCAGTATGAACATTTGCCATAGTAAAGCCAATAATAACAACCGTGCTACCACTTTGAGTTGTGTATAATGTTTCATCAGTATTCGCTGATGCAGACATTACATCTCTTGTGATAACCTTAAATGTATTTGCCATTCTTTATCTCCTAACCAAGAGCTATCGCCAAAGCTGTAGCCTCATCAGCTATAACTGAATTTAAAGTTGCTCCATTTACTGTAACAACATCTGCCTCTAATGTTCCGTCTACATCTACATTACCAGTAACATTTAAATTACCACCTAATGACACATTACCACTTGCATCTAGAAAAACTGTTTTCGCAGCAGGTAAAGTACAAAACACTGTTCTTGTACCAGATGACCAGTTAACGGCATTGTTTGAATTAGAACTAGATAATATTGTTGTTCTAGCAAGTGTAGTTCCAGATGATGTAAATGTACCTAACCCAACCTCAAAATCAGTATTATCAGTACAACAATAATATGTAGTATCAGAATTACTTAGATTAGCAGTAAAAGTCTCAAATCCAGTAACAGCACCCCCTAATGTAAGTGTGCCTGTGCCAGTTGTAGTAGAGGTTTCTTTTATTCTATCTGATATTACTAATGCCATTACTTCAACTCTACTGTTATATTCCCTGCATTTATTCTAAATATATCACCTGATTGTATTGTTTTATTTACATCTAAAGCACCTACGAATAATATATTACCTCCACTAGATGCGTCTGCAACAATCACATGTGTTATTGTATTATCGGTGCCACCAGATGCTGGAAAATCAATAGATGCTGCATTGGTTGCAGTTTGTGTATCTGTTGAATCTGCACCTATGGTTGTCCAGTTCGATGCTGTAACTTGTTGTCTTGCATAGTTTGTAAATGTTGCTTCTGTAACTGATCCAGTTTCAGCCGCACTTACTGCCGTTGCAAGTCCTACATAAATACTGTCTCCAGGGGATGAAAAACTAAGAGAGTTGTTTTTGAATATATAATGTAATAATCTTCTCTCTAAAAAATTGGTCGCTGCATTTGCTGTTGCCATTTAAGTCTCCTATGTTCTTCTAGATTGAGGTAACCCTCTTCTGTACGCATCTGCATCTTCTCTTGCTTCAGCTAAATCTTTAACTCTTGCTATTGTTTCTAAGAATCTACCATTATAAAGATCAAGTAAATCTTTTTCTCCTTTTAAGTATACATATGCTTCAAATAAACTACCATAAAGTAAAGCAAAAGGAGCATTTGTACTCACCCAAGTTGTACCACTATCAGCCCCTGCTGTTAAACTTGTTGGTCTATAATAATAGTGTAATTCTAAAGCGTAATTACTATCTGGTGTAGGACCTACGATAAAATTATCTACATCAAACCTTGCATAATACTTAGGAAGACCTGTAGTTGAAGAAGAAGGGGTATATTCTCTTATATAGTTTACATCTTTTTGATGCAAAAAACTTTCTGATCCAGAAGTCG